AGAATTACTCAAAACGGTACAACCACTGACTATGTATCAAGCGGCGTGCCTGCCGTATATGAGACACATCAGGAGGTGTCCTTGGAGCTTGAAAAGGAGAATGCTTAATGGCAAGTTGGGGCAGAGCGGATTTTGAGGCCTTTAGAAACCTTCAGGAAAAGATACAAAGCCTTAAAGATATTGATATGGATGCTTTTTGTACTGAATGCAGCAAGGAAATTGCAGCAAGACTTTTAAGTTTGGTTGTGAGGAGAACTCCTGTGGGCAAGTATCCTTCAGGGAGTGGAAAAGTTGGCGGTACCCTAAGAAGGGGCTGGGGTGCGGTAGCAGATATAAACGTTGTTAAAGAAGGCGATATATATACGGTAACTATTATAAATCCGGTTGAATATGCTTCCTATGTTGAATTCGGCCATAGAACAAGAAACGGCGGATATGTAGAACCACAACTTATGCTCACTATATCTGAAGAAAAGTTAAAAAATGCAATACCTAAGCTGTTAGAAAGAAAAGTAAAGAAAAAACTTATGGAGGCGTTAAGTGGCGGAAATTAACTTATCTTTAGTATTGGATGCTATCACAGTTGTGCTTGACAGCGTGTCGCCCGACTCAAGCATATACATAGATAAGGTTGAGCAAGGGCTAAATGACGGTGATTTTTTAGTAAGACTTATCAATACCGACTATTTAAAAAGGGGAACAGGAGAGCTAAATAGGGTCATATCGTCATTTGATATTATATATCTCCCAAAGAATGGGAATAAAGATTGTATTTGTATGGGTGATAAGCTGTCGGAATCGCTGTCCGTCATTAAGCTCTCAACAGGAGATACAATACGAGCCGTAGAGAAGTCTTTTGAAATTGTAGACAGTATTTTGCATTTTAGAGTTTCATACAACTACAGCACAATTAAGTATCAAAACGCTGATAGCATGGGACAAATATCTTTGAACAGAGGTAATTAAGTTGGGAAAAGAAAAGATTGATTTAACTAAACACACAAAAGAGGCTATTAAAGCATCTTCAAGATACTTGGGACATGGAGATGTACTTGATGTAATCCTTGACGATGATACAGCTTACACGATAGGTGAAGTTGACGGCCTTATTGATGAATTTTTGAAAAGAGAGGTGGAATAATGGCATTAGGTGGTGGTATTTGGACAAGGCAGGATAAGGTATTGCCCGGAGCTTACACAGTGTTTTCAAATGCTAAAAAGGCGAATGCCGCACTTTTAAGTAGGGGCATTGTGGCACTGCCGATAGCTCTTGATTTTGGAGAAACGGGAAAAGTTTTTGAAGTAAGCAGAGAAGACTTTATGACAAAATCAAAGGAACTCTTTGGCTACAGAGTAGATGACGATCGCATGCGTAATCTTAGAGAGGTTTTCTTGCACGCGACTAAGGTACTTGTATATAGGCTTGTATCTGCCGACGCAACGGCCGCAAGTAATACACTTGCTACGGCTAAGTATGTAGGTAAAAGAGGTAATGATATTAAGATAGTAGTAGGTGCAAATGTTGATAAGCCAAGCACCTTTGATGTGAGCACATATCTCGATAATGCTTTAGTGGATACACAGACTGTCGATAATATGGCAGGGCTAAAGGATAATGCATATGTAACTTTTAAAAGTTCCGCTACATTATCTGTTACAGCGGGAATGCCACTTAGCGGAGGTGCTAACGGAAGTAATCTTACAGGAGAGATATATACAAAGGCATTAGAGATTTTTGAGGCATATTCATTTAACATTTTATGCTGCCCCGTTATCGACAGCACCATAACAAAGCTGTTTGTGGCGTATACTAAGCGACTTAGGGATGAAGTTGGGTTAAAGTTTCAAACAGTTGTATATAAGTCTGATAGTGACTATGAAGGAATTATATCTATAAACAATGATGTAGTTGGAACGGATAAAAATTCTTTGGTGTATTGGTTATCAGGAGCAGAGGCAGGATGTGAAGTAAATAAGAGCCTGACAAATGCCGTGTATGACGGAGAATATGAGGTTGTCACGGATTATAAGCAGTCACAGCTTGAGACAGCTATTAAGCAAGGTAAGTTCACTTTGCACAATGTAAACGGTGATGTGAGGGTTCTTGAAGATATCAATTCATTTGTGTCGTTTAAGGTCGATAAGGATTCTATGTTCAGTTCGAATCAGACTATCAGGGTAATAGATCAGATAGCAAATGATATAGCTGCACTATTCAATACAAGATATTTAGGCGTAGTGCCTAACGACAATGCAGGAAGAATCAGTCTTTGGAATGATATTTGCAAGATACATCAAGAACTTGAAAAGCTTCGTGCTATAGAAAGCTTTGATACTAAGTCGGTTGAGGTGGTTCAGGGAGATGATAAGAAGTCTGTCCTTTGTACCATAAACGGAATAGATATTATAAATGCTATGACAAAGCTTTACTTGAATGTAATCATAGCGTAGAAAGGGAATACAGATGAACGATTCAATTATGAATGCTTTGGATGCCTTGGCAGGAGCACAGGCCAGCGCATATGTAACGCTTGCAGACGGTAAAAGATATAAATTTATGCAGTTATATTCTTTTGAGGCAAGCATGAAGATAAATCTGGTAGAGGTGCCTATTCTTGGGAAGACAGGCAAGGGAAATAAGCCTAGTGGATGGACAGGAGAGTGGAAAGGTACAGCACATTTCAACCAGTCAGTGCTTAGAGATATGTGGCTTGAGTATAAGAATTCCGGAAGACTTCCAAGCTTTGATATACAGGTTACAAATGAGGACCCGACGGCTTCAGTAGGAAGACAGACGATTGTCCTTAAAGGATGTCTCAGTAAGGGCGGAATACTTACAAAGTTTGATGTGGATTCAGAGACACTTGATGAGGATATTGAAGGAACATTTGATGACTGGGAAATGCCTGAAAGCTTCTCATTGCTTAAAGGTATGCAGTAAAAGGAGATTTAGAACATGAGTAGAGATTTAAGTGCTTTTTTAGCGCAAAATGTAAAGAGGGTTGAGAATACCCTATATCCTGCTACAAGCAGAATTGTAGACGAGAAAGGCAAACCGATCCCTTGGGAAATTTGCTGCATTACAGCAACTGAGAATGCAAGAATAAGAAAAGGGTGCATGACAACAGTTGCGGTAGCAGGCAAGAAAGGGCAGTATACGCAGGAGTTTAACTCCCAGCTATATCTTGCAAGATTGTGTGTAAGGACTACGGTATATCCTGATTTGCAGGACAAGAAGCTACAAGACAGCTATGGTGTTATGAGCGCAGAAGAGCTTATATCGACTATGCTTACACCGGGAGAATTTGAGGACTACGCAACAGCAGTCATGAAAGCAAACGGCTTTGATGATGAAGAAAATTTGGTTGAAGAAGCAAAAAACTAATTAACGGCGGTGATCCTGAAGCTAATTACGCTTACTACTGTCTGCATAAATTCCACTGGAAACCTACGGAATTTATAGAGATGTCGGAAGAAGAAATGGCTTTTGTGATTGCCGCCATTGACATTAAAGCTCTGAACGACAAGAAACATGCGGATGAGCAGAAAAGCAAAATCAAGAGATAGGAGGCTGAATAATGGCTACAATACAATCACAACTTGTACTGACAGACGGTATGTCAAGTGTGTTAAGGAGAATGAATTCAGCCTTGCTCACTTGTATTGACAGCTTTGAACAAATGCAATCCACATCAACAAATCAAATTGATACGACGGTATTGAGAGAGACAAGAGCAAGCCTTACATAGCTTAACAGTGAGCTTAATACATCTGTAGAAAGCCAAGAAAGTGTTAGTGAAGCAGCTAGTCAGACAGATGCGGTAGTTAAGAAATTAAGGGAAAGCTTTTTAAAGCTTGCGGCTGCAGCAGGGCTAGCTTTTTCCGCAAAGGAAATCATAGGATTGGCTGATACCTATACTGAAACACAAGCAAGACTTAATTTGATTACGGGAGATCTAGAGAAGACAAAGAGCTTGCAAGATGCAATTATGGACTCGGCGAACAGGTCAAGAGCGGCTTATCAATCTACGGCCGATGCAGTATCTAAGATGGGGCTTATGGCGAAAGATGGTGCGAGAGTAAAGGCTATAAAAAAGGCTTGGAGTTGTGTAGACAGGATAGATACGTATGATGGTTACATAGTAATAAGTTGCTTTGTAAAAAAACCTGAAACTGATATCTTGCTACTTATAAAGGGGGTGTAATATGGCACAGGCGATACTTTTAAGGGGTGGAGTAGGTGGAGTTACATCTGATGATGTGACTGCCAGCAAAGCTCATGTCTTGCAGGGCTATAAGACGGTCACTACGGATAGTGATGATGAAGCTGCTGAGGGAGCAATTCAGGTAGTAGATACATCACAAAATAATTATACAATGACAAGAACTGACGAGTATGGCTTAGACAAAAATAGAAATGCTTTTTATATGCATTTGCCACAGCGAAGTGCATACTACACAAGGGATGATGGTATTCCACATGTAGAAATGGATGCCAATATCTTAGGAGATGCTACGCAATATCAACTTTTGGAAGGCTCAACAGCAACTAGTAAGAATGGTGTGAATTTCAATGGAACTTTTCCTAAAAAATCAGATACCGACTCAAGAGATGAATTTTGGTTATTTAAAAATTTTAATGGTAAAGATGTATATGTAACAAGAATACCTGAAAGTGCTTATGTAAGATATTATGATCAGAGTGGTAGTCAAGGATGGGATCCATGGGTAAGGGTATCAAGAGAGCTTGTAAAAGCAGGAGTAAACTATCGTCCAGAAAAAACTCTTGATGATACCGTCACCTGTGATGAAAGAGGACAAATCCCCGTTAAGCCGAACGAAAATATGACTACAGAAATAGTTAATATTAGTTGGACAAACCCTAAAAAAATTGGGTTTAGATTTCCACAGGGTTACTATCCTAATTCAGGTCAGTATGCTCCTATCGTAGAAGTGAATTATCAAGATTTGGCAAATGCAATCGGAATTAGGGCAGATAAAATGATGAATGGTACAAATGTATTAGGTATTCAAGGTAATTTACCATATTGGGTATGCTATACAGGAGATGTCATATCGGCATTAAATAATGAAGGATTTGTATGGGACGACACATATGCTGGACGAGGTAGGGGAATTGTAACTAAGATACCAAATAGCCATGTTATTGCAGGCGCAAATTATGTTTTTCTTCCCAGTCCGAATTTACAGCCATGGAATATAAGACAAAATGTCAATGTTAATGGTATCACAGGTACTATGGCCTATTATGGAGCAGGTGGCCAGGCTTTTAGGGCAGCCACCTTTGACGGCAGATTGCTGACAGGGGTGGCGAATAAAGGTTTTATTCTTAATGGTATTGAAAGATACCAAGCTTTAAAAAGCCCTTATATTGGGTATAGATACCAAGGGGTAACAGATGGCGGCCTGAAATTTATAAATGGGTATACAGGAAAAACCAATACGAAAAGTGCCCAAGATGTGGGTCGTGTTTTTGCAAATTCTATAAATTTATCACCTTTTAAACACCTAAAAGTTGGATTTAAGGTCTTTTCTTTTGAGGGAGACGGTACGGAGTCACAAACTGCAAGAATTGAATTAGAGATAGGGGTCACACCCGTCAGCAGTGCCGGTAGAGAGAGCTATCATAGCGAGAGCGGAGCGTTGGTTAGAGATTTAGGGCAAAGGTCAAAATATGCAACTCACGCGATGAGGTCGACCAGAGTGATGGCTGGAAATCAAACAGATATGTCTCAGCAATATCTAACATTGGATATTTCGGCAAGTTCTGGGCATCACTTTATCTATATTATGCTGGGAAATATTGTGCATGAGTACTCAGCGGGCAGAGTGTACGCAGTTGTTGTTGTTAATAACATAGAATTAATTAATTAGGAGGCTAAGAATGAGCAAATTAATATTAAAAGACAAGACGGAGATAGAGGTAAGCACGCACTACGGCGATACTTTTGTCACAATAATTGATAATTTTGCAAAGCTTGATGAGCTTAAGGACAAGCTTACAGATGCAAACACTGTAATCATGACAGTGCAAAGTGACGGCGGCGAGGATACTGTAACAGGTCTGAAGCTGCAGGGCATCACTACTACCTTTATAAAAAATGAGCTTGGAGCTATTACACAGATACAAGCTCTACTCATGTTCAGAGCAATGGATAAAGTAGAGCAGGTTGAAGCTAATCTAACAGGTCGTATAGATGCCCTATCAAATATGATGCTTGAACTGATGAACAGCGATGAGGAGGAAGAAGGCAATGAGTAAGAAGAAAATAAAAGTATATGTGAGATTTTACGCATTGAGGATTAAACACGGCCTTATGGCACTTGATGAAGTGCCGGAGAAGTACAGAACAGCCGTTGATGACTTCATGAAAACTGATGAATACCTCATGATGTAGCTATAACAAATATAAAAATATGTGTAATTCCTATTAACAAATACAATTATATGTGTTATTATATAGTCATAAGGAGGTAAGAAATGAAAAGTTACTCATCAAGGGAAGTGATAAAAATGCTAAAAGAAGATGGTTGGTATGAATTACCTAAAACCGGAACAAGTCACTTACAGTTTAAGCACCCAACTAAAAAAGGGCGAACAACTGTTAAGCATCCGGACAAGGATATACCACCTAAAACACTCAGAAGCATTGAAAGACAGTCAGGGTTAAAGTTTCAATAACCCTGGCTGGGGGCTTCCCTCTTGATGATTTACATATTTTTATATAAGGAGAGCTATATGAAGAAAGTTGATAGATATTATTATCCTGCTATATTTACATATGAGAAAGGAAAAGAGATAGCAGTAACATTTCCGGATTTGGATTGTGCTACAAGCGGAGTAGATGAAAAAGATGCACTTTTATCCGCCAGAGATTTACTGGGATGTGTACTTAACGGACTTGAAGAGGACGGAGAACCTATACCACCTGCAAGTAGGTTGTGTGATATGAAATTAGAGGATAATGAAAGAGCTGTGTTGGTGGATGTTTATATGCCAAGTATTAGAAATGCCAATGTGAATAAATCTGTAAATAGAACAGTGACATTACCGGCTTGGTTAAACGCAGCGGCACTTGAAAGAAATATAAACTTTTCACAAGTGTTACAGGAAGCACTAAAACAGCAGATTTTATAAGTATTTTAAAGGGGCTGTCGGGAAATGATAGT